TAAGGGAAAGAGTTTGATGCCGAGATTCCATGACCCTGCAACACCCAGGTTCGATGGCATAGGCAGATAGGTTGTCATGTCTACGCACTCTGGCACATGCACTTCCAGGTCCTCCTCTACCTGGCTTGCACCGTTGTCAATGATGAGCAAGTGAGCAATGGGGTAGTCAATGCTTGCGAGCATCCTGTCTAGCAGGTCATAACGGTTGAGGACAGGGATGATGAGGTTAGGGATCATGACACACCTGTGAACTTGTGACCCTCAATGTTGAGGTTTATGAATGGGTTGAGAGAGTGGACTTTCACCGCGTACTTCTCCTCGAGGTAATCCTTCATGAGCTTATGGTGTCTGTCATAGAGTTGCCAGAGTGTGTGGCCTCCCTGCACCTGGTAATCCTCCACGCGATCAGCACCGTCAATCTGTCCACAGTCAGCACCTACGAGCATGATGAAGTCAGCACCCATGATTGCTGCTAGGTGCATTGCCCCATGCAGGCTCGAGGAACCGTAAGCGATAGTGCCCTGCTTTGGTGTGTGGGATGTGAGGGGATTCCATGAGGATCCTGGTGGCCTGTCATAGTTTGTGGGTGCTGTCACCAGGTGTTCTGGCTTCTCACCCTGCCAAGGCTCATAGGAGAGTGTGTCTCGCTCGATGGTGACTACAGTGCCACAGTCAGAGAGCAAGTCTCTCGCGTTTGCATGATAGTGACTGAAGGCATAATCAGGGTCATGCCCTAGAGCTCTTGCACTGAAGTTAGTTGAGACCGTTACTTTGTCATGGAAGAACTCAGGTGTGATGAAGTTGAGGCTAGGGCCAGAACCTAACACCCAAACGGTTTCACCCTCATGCTTATCCTCTAAGTCTGCCAGCTCCACCATCGCCCCTATCGAAGTTCACCCACTCATAAATGACATTCAGGAACTCCCTGATGTTCAAATCTTTCATGCGATCAAAGTCATCCTCAGTGAACGCCATCTCAGCCATATCGAACAGGAGGAGCAGGTCTGACCCATCCTCCCTAAACTGTGCCTCTTTCAACGCAAACAGCATCTCTACAGGGAGTGTGAAAAAGTTGCGAGCGATAGCGCGGAAGTCACCAGAGATAACCTCAACAGGTGGGAGATCCTGTGACTGCATAGAGTGCATGATGCGCTCAAACTCGAACTCATCACTCATAGTAAGTCCACCCTACCCCTGAAGGGCACACCTTTCTCTAGCTCAAAACAGGTGAGTGCTGTTGTACTGTCACCGCCTGCACCGTTCATGCGTGTGTACCAGTCTGAGCCGTTATCCATTGTGGAGGCTTGCACCCACCATCTTTCTCTGCCCTCTGTGCCTGCGAACTGTTCCACGCGGTGATGGTGGAAGTGACCTGTGACCATGAGAGTGGCTGCTGCCAGATAGCTGGTGTTGAACACTGCTTTGGTCCAGAAGCTTTGGAAGGAATCAGGGCGTGCTACCTGGTGTCCATGAATCGCCCCCAGCACATGCTCACCGTTACCAAACACATCAAACGCAAACCCCTCATCATGAGGGTGAGGGATAAGCCAGCGTTCCACAGGCAACCCCACCTCAGTAGCGAGCCTCCTCAACTGTTGCAAGATGACAACACCCCAATCATCCTGACCTGGTTTACCCACAGCAGCTTTGTTCACCCTGAATTGGCAATGGTTAGAAGCTACTGAGCCGTAAGTCACTGGAGCGTATTTGCCTGCAAGTTTGATGAGGTCCCACAGGAGGGCACTTGCAAGGTCTACCTGTTGCATAGGGCTGAGAGTATTGGTGATGAGCTGATCCATGTCAGCCTTATTGTTCACACCCTCGATGACATCCCCCATGTCAAGAATCACAATGTGGTCATAGTTGCCAGTTTTCAGCTTCTGCTCAACGCGCTCATACGCTGCGTGAATGCGCTGAATGGACTCCTCATGACCGCCACGCGACCCCCCTTTGCCGATCTGGAAGTCAGCAGGGCAAATCACATACACCCTGTCAGAGCTCTTAGGTTTAGGAGTCTTAGCCTTAGTGCGCTTAGCCTGAGCGTACAGAATGGGCAGGTCAATGTCAGTGACTTTCCTGCGGAAGTGGAACCTGTACGCTGTCAGCCACAACCCATCCCACCGCTGCCATTGAGAAGTGCGAGGTGTCCCCACAATCTCATATTCCTCAGGACTGTAACCGCGCTCTGCCAGGAACTCATCAAAGTTAGGTGGCTCAGCCAAACCCTCAGTGGTCGCTGTCCCCTCGTTGCCGTCAAACTCCAAAGATGGTCTGAAGCCTTGAGGAGCCTCAACTTTTTTCGCTGGTTCCAGGTTCTCTAGCATGAGCACTCTTTCCTGCGATGCTTCCGAATGGATTTCTCGCTAATGTAAACACCACGCTTAGTGAGCTCAGCAGCTAACCCATTGTTAGACCACTCGCCAAGGTTAGCAATCGCGTTCATGAAGATAGTGCTGTCGTTCTCATCCAGGCTGTCTGCTACCTCGCGCACTTTGCAAGGGAACACTCTTACTGGGGGAGTCAAATCTTCGAGCATGAACATTCCACCTTTCATTGAAACTAGAGAAAGTCTAACCCCTCACCTACGACAATGGGAGTTATTTTGATGAATGCCCCAGGTTCTCGCGTGTCTGCATAACACTTCCAGGCAGTCACATGCACAACCTGATCGTCATCCTCCCAGACACCAGCATCAGTGAGACCGTCACACACACCGCGCACTAGTTTGTCTAAGTCTGGTGGTTTGATAGGCCAAGGGCGTTTCTCTCTGGAGATTGTGGCAGGGCGTTCAATGTAGAAAGTCACCTCAAGATGCACAGGATCCGCGACAGTCTCCCAGTCCTCATCCTGCATGATTGCGAGTGCTGCAGTAGTTATCTCTTTGCGCCATGCAGGGAGATACTTTGAGGCTTCGATGAACCTGCCACCCTGAGCCCTGTTACCTCCCACATAGCGTTTAGAGCCCTGTGGAGCCGGTCTACCGTAAACATCAAAAGTTAGGCTCACCTAACCAGTCTACCTGGGCAAACAGAAACCCCCTCCTAAGAGGGGGCCTGTTTGTCTGTCTTACAAAACTTTACGGAAAGTGTTTTTCGTTTCGTGATGACGGAAGAAGGCCATCTGACCACAATCCACTATGGTCCAGGTTTCATCTCCCACTGCGAACTCAGAAACGCTCTTGACTACATAAGTGTTGCTGAATCGTGCAGCTGTTGTGGTCTTGCGCTGAATCCAGTCACCTGCCTGGATGTCATCAAAGTCAATGACCTGATACTTGCGTGTTGTGAATGTCGTTTTGCTCATATCTCAAGTGTATACCACTACACACAGAGCGCAAGCCCAAACAGAAACTTTTTTTTGACTATTTTTTTGGCTTCACCAAGTTCAAAAAAGCCAAGATATACAGGAGCGCTGAGGCAACAAACCCAAACGCCTGCAAAATGCCATCAGCCTCCCCAGCCAAGAAAAAATACAAGGTAGCGAGCCCAGCCAAAACCGCGAAACCAGACCACCTCATCAGAACGGGGCACTTTCAGTGATCGGCTTATTAGGGTTCACAGTAGGCCACACCTCAGTAAGTGCTGCCTCATTCACCTTGTCACTCACAGGGACAATACTCTCAGCACGCACCTTCACAGCAGACCCAGTAGATCCATCACGCTTCTGGAAAGTGCTAGTGCCCACAATCCGGCCTGTCACCTTCACCTGCCTCACACCCTCCAAAGCAGTCTTACCATCAGTGGTCACATCGTAAACAGTCTTATCCACTGTCTCCCAATCCCCCTGATGATTTTTCTTACGCACATCCACGCCCACCTTCAACGCTGTGCCCCAATCAAACTCGCGCACATCATTCAGCCAGCCGGTCAGCTCAATCAGAGCCTCATTCTTTACCATTACTTTCCCTTTCTATATGAGATGGATTGACACAATCAGTATGCCCACAACGCCTGACACCAGGCAACACAACCCTGCCATCATCATCCATAGGGGTGACATCATCGGCAGCAAACCCACCATGCCAAGGGAGACACTTCCCTTTTCTGGTGTGGACAGTTTGAACTTTCTTAGCTCGACAGGAGGCACAGAGAATAGTTTTCTGCCTCGAACTAGAGAGCTCCCATTCAAAACCGCAGCGCTCACACTGAATCACGCCCATTCAGAGACCGCCTAGCGATCTCAAGCTGTGCCTCAGTGAAGTCATAAGCCCTAACTTTACCTGCTTTGGGCTTGCTTTTCCTGCGCTTAGGAGGCGTGTACTCAGCCTCAGGTGCTGGAGCGTAATCCTCAACCCTGGCAAGCTGGCGATCATTCTTCCAATACTCCTGAGCCTGCCTGCTGATTTTCCGCTTCATCATCAAAGACTCAAAGTGATCAGGGTGCTCTTTACGCAACTCTGCCAGGTCTATTCCGAGCTCCTCAGCCCACACAACGCGCCTGTGATTAGTTCTCATAACCCCACCTAGAAAAGTGTGTCATCTGTTTCCTCCACCTGTTCACTAGCCCACCGCAACCTGCCCTCAATAATCGGCAAGTATTCTTCCGTCAATTCTGCACCCACAAACTGATAACCGTCAAGCAGTGCAGCCTTACCTGTAGACCCTGACCCAGTGAACGGATCCAACACAACACCGCCAGCAGGTGTCACCAGCTTTATCAAGTAACGCATCAGCTGTGTGGGTTTCACTGTGGGATGGAAGTTATTGTTCACCGGCGTAGGCCTGCCTCTTGTATCCTCACCGCCTGACATCGTGCGTTTACCCTCAACAGTCTCTAGGTCCTCTAACCCTTCATTCCGGTCACGCTTAGAAGCCTTAGCCACATAGAAAAACCGTGAAGCCCCACCCTTATCATCATGACCACCTCGAGGAGTATCAGAGTTTTCTTTTCCCCAATCCATAGGACCAGGATGAGTGCCGGACTTTCCACCAGACTTGCTCACACTGACTCCTGATTGTTCATCCAGCAACCCAGCCGTCACCTCATCAAGAATTACATTCGCAGGCCAACGACCAGCAGGAGCAGGGCCAGTAGCCTGTGCTCTTTTTACTTCTCCAGATGTCGAAGTCATTGCAACTGGAGATCCCTTTCCATAACTCCTAGAGCTGGGCCAAGTTTCTACGGTTGTCCCTATCCGGCTGCCGTCAATGTTCAACCCACCCACACCCCACTCAAGCACATTCTCCGCCACAGTCCCCACCAACGGTTTCCGCCCCACCACAACAGGCTCAAACGCAGGCTTAAGAGCTGTACCCCATCCCTGCCAATCGTCAAGTTTTTTACCAATATTTAATGACTTTGGAAACCCAGACCCATATATCCAAGCAATAGAGTCTCTAACCTCATAACCGGCGTCCTCAATAGCCACAGCCAAACGGTGCCAAGTCCTCGACCCACCAAACGCCAAAATGTGACCACCAGGCTTCAACACCCTCAAGCACTCCTGCCACACCGTCACATCATAAGCAATCCCAGAGGAGTCCCACTTCTTACCCATGAACCCCAGCTCATAAGGCGGATCAGTCACCACACTATCCACACTGTTATCAGGGAGAGTCTTGAGCACCTCACGACAGTCCCCCAGAAACACACGAGCCCCAGCAACCTCAACCGCAGGAATCACAACACCCTCATCTCATCAATCGGAATCTCAAACACCGGCTCCACATCATGCTGCCCAGGACCCCACCTATCCATCTCCCCACCCACACCCAACCACTCCTCACGCACATCAGCAACATCAATGTAACGAGTAACCCCATCAGACCAGCGCACCACAAACACAGAAAGTGCAGTGTAACTATGGGCAGTGAGATGATGGAACTTCCTATCACGATTCATAAAAACAGTGGGGTACTTTGTGGAGGCACAGTTACGATGCTTCACCTCAACCCACGCTTTGAGCTCACCGTCACGCTCAGCGAAGAAATCCACATGATAGAACTGAGGCAGGTGATGCAGAGTGCAATCCCATGCCTTCTCTAGGTCAGCTTTGAGGATATCCTCACGCGCCATGTTCTCTGGGGTGTTGCGATCATCAGGAATCTGCTCAGGCTCAGACATTTAGGCGTACACTGCCCAGCGCTCTTTTGGCAATTCGATCCGGTACTGTGCAGCGAGAATCTCTGCGAGCTTATCGTTATTCCATCCTGCGCTAATTGCTTTGCCGATGAAGTCAGACAGTTGCTCACGCTCCTCATCTGCATCAATGACCCAATCTAGGGTGTCGCATACATATTGCAGTTTGTCGCTGATTTTGATTGTGTTAGCCATTTGTGGCCCCTCTCTCTTGATGTCTCTAATGTATACCACTACACACGATAACGCAAGCACATATCAAAACAATTTTTCAGGCTCAGTCAAGGCCAATTCCGCAGCCTCAAGAATCTGCAACCCAGTCTCAGGAGCAACACAATTCCTCAACACCTGCCTCTTGTTAGGAATCCGATAAGCAGACAAATCATAACCATGCAGGCTCTCCAGATCGCTCACCTTATTCATAGCCCTCAAGTTCTCCACCAACCTAGGGAGCTCAGGGATGTGAAAGTTAGCCCAATACAAATGCCTATTCCGTTTCACCGGATTGAGCATAGGAGGATAGTAAGGCACAACATTCTCCACCACCCACAAAGCCTCACTGTGATACTGCAGAAAAAGGATCTCCTCGTACAGGGTCATGTCAGGGTACTTCTCCTCAACACCCCTCAACTGCACACCAATGTTGTACCGGAATGAGCTGTGGGTTTGACAGGGAGGACTGGACCAGATGAAGTCAAACTCATTGTGATGCAATCTCAGGTACTCATGAGCATCACCAATCACCAGCTCATCATTAGGGAACAAGTCAGCGTAGACAGGTGCAATGTTTTCGTCATACTCCACCGCTGTCACCTCATGCTCATCGCCCCACAGTTTGCGATTACCACCAATGCCTGAATACAGATTTAGTATTTTCATTTGCAACCAAACTCCCCAGGCCTACACTCCCAATGCTCCCCACGATTATGCTCAGCTCTCACCCACGCACGAGCCCCAGGAATATCCGCAGCAGGCTTCACCTCCTGCTTATGAATCACAGTCCGAGGCTTCTCCCACTTAGAAGCGTTCCTGCACCAAGTCCTAAACGCCCTCTGCACATCCTTGAACACAGATCCCTTAGCGATATGGAAGTCAATGAAAGCTTCTACCTCATTAGCAATCATCAGTGTGGGCCATTTCTGTTCACATTCAGCTCTGAAAGTGTCTGAGGGTTGCCAGTCTGCAGGGACAGCTTGAGCTCTTTTGGTCTTTGTTTCAATATCATTATCTGGTTCTAGTTCAGTGGTTATAGTTAGGTTGCCAGCTGTGTCAGTACCTACTGACTCCCCTGTCAGTACCCCCCTGACTGCTGTGTCAGTACCCTGGGTCAGTGTGTCAGTACCCCCTGACAGTCGAGGCATCACCCTTCTCAGGGTGTAAACATTGGACTGATAAGACTCACCATTCTTGCGGTGCGCCTTAGTAACAGCCCCAACCTTGATGAGTTCCTCAATCGCCCTGTCTATTGATCGCCAATGACAGTGAGCTCGCTTAGCGATGGTCTCACGCGAGGGAAAAGCCTGCAGCGTTTCATTGTCTGCATATCGAGCAAGGATTGAGTAAACCCTGATTGCTCTGTCTGACACATTGGCATCTAAGACCCACTCTGGGATGATGCTGAATCTGAGGTCAGTGTTGAGATTGTCTTGCATTGATTGTCCTTGTCTACCGGCTTAGCCCTGGTAGTCTTGGACTTAGCCGATGGTCGCTTCATCGGTTTCTGTGAGGGTCAGTCTGTGATGGGCTGGCCCTCACTCTATTCTACCCCCTAGAAGGGTTGGTCCTTCCAGTCACTCAATACCTTAGAGCCATCAGGTAATAGAAAGTACCACTGGAAACTCATCCGGTCAAAGACAGGGTGCTCCAGTTTCTCCCACACAGGTAGTTTGTGTCCCCATCCACGAGCTGAGGCAGCCACAGTCTGATTGCTCTCCATTTCACCGTTGTATATTCCGCAAACGAGCATCAAATTATCTGGGGTGTCCAAGAGTTTAGATCCACCCATGCCCCTGTTTATCCTGTGATGAGGCACAAGGTCCTCCTCCACACCGCAATGCCAGCAGTGCTGATCACGCGCCTGCACCAGCTTGAGGACTTTCTTAGGGACAGCCATAAACCCACTTTATCCTGAGACCTCAACAAAATCTTTCAGCCGATACTCCCAGCGCACCTTAGGAGCAAGTGACTGCTCAACATTCCGCTTCCGAGCCTCAGTGTTCCACGCAATCCCAGGGCTCTCATGCACACTCTCCCAGTTGTCAGCCTTATAGATTGTCCCCAGGTGAACCTCAGTGTCCTGGTAACTAATTAGAAGGGCAATGTCAGGGAACATTTGCTCAATATGTTTACGCATGAACGCAAGCATCCTGGTGGCTGTGTTTCTAGGAGCCTCAGGACTAATCGCAAGCCTCCTCAATTCCAGCATCTGCTTCCCATGCTTGAATCTGTTTTGTGCAACAGGACTAGACCAGATTGCTGAGGCATAGAACTCACTCTCATACAGCGCACCAAAGCAAACATAGTGAGTGTTTCGCACAACATTAGACCAGTCAATCACAGGCAGCCTTGAGTGCCATTGCTGATTCAGATCACAGGCTGTCTGAGCTCGAATAACTTTGAACTCGAACTGTTTAGGGCTTGTAGGAGGCTCTGTCCTTTCCACCAAATCGAACAGAGCATCTGTCATAGCTTCATCTCCGCCTGCAGAATCTTAGAAGCAGTAGCAAGTGCCATCAGCTCACTCTCAATAGAGCGCAACTTCACCCTTATCCGATTGACTTTAGCCTTCGCCAAATCTCGCTCAAACCTGAGCTCCGAACTCTCAAGCTTGGCAATCGCCTGCCTTTCAGCAACCGAGCCTGAAGCCTGTATAAACGCGCCAGCCTCCGCTTTGTCCAAATCAGACTCAGCTCTAGCCAAATCAGTCTCAGCTTCATAAAGCGCCTCCACCCCTTTTCTATTAGTCTGAGAAAGCTCTAGTAGATCCTTCGCTATCTGTGATGGAATCACAAACACTCACCAGCCTTCTGCATAACTCATCTTTCCAGAACTCACTTAGTAGCGGATCGTTTGCCCTTTGTGCCTCCAGGTACGCTTGGCTCAGCTCGCTCACTGAGGCCAGCAGGGGTGAGTGCTGTGGCATATGCTTTGACTTTCTCCAGTACCTCTGGGGGAGCACCCTGTTTGGATGCTTCAGCCCATAGTAACCTCAGTTTGTCCACATCCTGTAACGCTTCAGCCTCAGCGAGCCAGTCCCTTTTCTTACTGACCTCCTCAAAGCGTGCAACCTTCTCCATCTCCTCACGCGAGGTACGCTTATTGCCACTGTAACCAGCATTAGCGAGAGCTCTACCAATAGCTGAGGTCTCACAGTTCTCCAAAGCAGAGGACTGGTTAGCCATCCCAGTGCCGTCAATCTCGAAAGCGTAACCTGTTGCCTTAGGGCAGCCACGCTCCACATCCTCACCACTCAGAAACACAATGGCTTTGATGACCCAGATTTTCTCCTGCCGATACTCAGGCACAGTCTCATTCTCTGTCAGGATCCTGCCATCAGGATTGTCAGTGTAGAACCGCTTGAGCCTTTCCTCCACCGTCTCATAATCTGCCAGATTGAACCTAGCCATCTTTCCACCTTTCCTCATTCACATAGTCAGTAATAATCTTCCCAGCAAGCACTGACACACTCACCTGCTCAGCCCTCGCAAGCGCAGCAAGCTTCTGATACAACTCATCAGGGAGCTGCACAGTCACAAACACAGACACACCCTCCATCAGCGCTTACCCTTCTTCTGAGCCAAAATCTTAGACTCCAGCTTGTAGTAATCCTTCCAAAGGTCAGGCTTAGGAGTGGCACGCAAATCCGCCACATACTTATCAGCG